CCAGGGACCAAAAAGAAAGAAGCGCAATGGCTGATTTTATCGAGAAGGCTATAAAGCGCCCCGGGGCCTTACACAAAGCCCTAGGTGTAAAACAAGGAAAAAAGATCCCGCGCAAGAAACTTGTCAAGGCGGCAAAACAGTCAGGACGTGTGGGCCAGGAAGCCCGCTTCGCAGAAACTCTGGAAGGTCTCCATCATAGTGAAAGGTTCCAAGGACCAAAGAGGAAAAAGTGAGCGCAGAAACAGAAGATGCTGTCCGTGACCTAGCTATTTGGTACATGGAGAATAGAAATCGTATCCCGGCTGGGAATTTGCAAAAGAAGTGTGAGTTTCAAGACAAGGCTATTAAGTGCCTCATCGAAATTGTCGCCCTTCAGGCAAAAGACATTCAACGCCTTGAACAACGTAAAGCCCGGCCACGTTTGTGGCTTCCTTCTTCTGTGAGTATAGACAATGCCGCGCCCATCAGACTCCGAGATTGAAGGGATCGAGCAAACAATCGGTAAAGGGCAGCGCGCTAGCGGCGCGTTGAAATCCCTCACACCGTTCATCAATGAGATGAATGACAAATGGATCGAAGTGCTCGCAGTCAAGGGCGATACAATGACAAACGAGGCAATGCGCTTAGTCGTTGGACATATCCTCGGACTTCGCAAACTCAAGCAGCATTTGGAGAACGCCGTCACCTACGGGATGGCGGCATCAGAGAGGCGTGATGGGCGCTAGAGCCGTTGCAAAGTTTGGAAAAGCTGGCGGCGCAGGTGCCGTTGGATCGGAAGGAGATGATATGTCCGAAGAAGCTCCGAAAACTAAAACAGAGAATGAAATCCGCGAAGAGGCAGCAGCCGCGGCGTCGGTGCGCGAAGCAGCAGTTATTACAGGCGGCCCTGGCAGCGAAGCTGCCCCGGAACCTTCCTTCAAAGTCAAGTATAAAGGCAAAGAGTTCAATAGCGAGGCCGAACTAACGGCTTACTTGGATGAGCTTGGAACAGAAATTCAGACGCTGAAAACCAAACCTGCCCCTGTTGCTCCAGCAGAGCCAAAGCCGACCGCCCCGGCTACAGTCAAAAAGCGTCTCGAAGATTTAGAAGATGCCGACCTAATTCCGCTTGTTATCGGTAGCCCGAAAGAACTAGTTACTCGTCTGAAAGGCGAGCTGCGAGAAGAGTATCAGGCTGCCGAAAATAATAGAAAGGCTATGGACAAGTTCTGGGTTGATTTTTGGGACCAGAACAAAGAACTCAAGCCTTTTGAGAACATTGTAAAGATGGTCATGGATGGCAATCTGCGGACACTTGCTCCTATGAGTATGTCCGATGCGGCTACTGAGTTGGCCAAGCTGTCCAGAAATACAGTTCTTACAATTAACAAGGATGCTTTTCAGAAGAAAAAAGACCCGGCTGCAAGAGCCATCGTTGAGGGCGCAGGAACGTCTGCTGCTGCCGCCCCAAAGAACGAAGAACAACAGAACCAAAAGAAAGGCTCTTTAACGAGCATGATTAAGGAGCGGCAACGGCTCAGAGCTGCGGCCGCGAACGGTTCTCAACGAGCAAGAGTGTCATAAGGAGTAACAGATGGCACAATTCACATGGACTTTTGACGCCCCCACCGGGACGTATAAAAGCCACGCTATGTCAATGCATCTCTATGAGGCTGCTCTTCAGAAGAGTGTCTTCATGGACTACGTTCGACCTGTCGAAGGTTTCGGCAGGAAGAAGGGTGAAACTGTTACACTGACCCGTGTAACGAACTTGGCTGAGCCTACCGATCCAACCTTGACGGAAGGTATCCGCATCCCCGAGGATACCATCGCGATCAATACTACCTCGATCACCGTCACTGAGTTGGGACGTTCGGTTCCGTTCACCAATCTCGCCGATGATCTGTCGGAGTTCGACATTGAGAATATCGTGCAGAAACGCCTGCGCGATCAAATGAAGCTGGCGCTCGATACGCTCATCGCAAAGAATGCCTTTAAGAAGGCAAAGGTCAAATATACTCCGACTGGCTTGGCCAGTGATACGATCGCAACCAACGGAACGGCCGGCGCCCAGGCGACGGAAAACATGAACGTCTATCATGTGGAGACAATCAGGGATTATTTGTTCGATACCCTGGCATGTCCTCCGTATGAAGGTGAGGACTACATAGGTATTTTCCGCACTCTCGGCTTGCGTGGCATCAAGCGTGATCCGGCGTGGGAAATCTGGCATCAGTACACCGATCCTCAGGCTAAGTACAATAACGAGATCGGCAAAATCGAGAATGTTCGCTTCGTTGAGACGAACCATGCGAACGCCCTCGGTACGGTCGGTGCCAGCTCGTGCCTCGGCGAAGGCTTTGTGTTCGGCGAAGACGCTGCCGCGATGGCGGAAGCCATGACCCCCGAACTCAGGGCTGCCATTCCTGTGGACTTCGGCCGCTCGCGCGCCGTTGCTTGGTATGGTATCCTGAACTTCGGCATTATCTGGGATACGGCCAATCAGGGCCAAGCACGCATCGTGCATGTGACTTCAACCTGATAGCTCAAAGAAAGGGAGCCTTTACAAATGGCATATTCTTATGGTCAAGTCGAGATCACACTCGGCAGCGCGCAGTCGTTCACGACTACGGGCGATAAGCTGACCTGGGGTGGTCAGACAATCCCCTGGTATGTGCGTCGCGTCGCTATCGCAATCACCACAGCTCCGACGGTTCAGACCGGCATTATCAATTTCACCACTCGCGGTACGGTCGGCAGTAATGCTGGTATCGTGGCTGGCGATATTGCCATCCTGAACTTGCTTACGACGTATACAGCTGGGCAGGTGATCTACAAGGACCCGCAGGAAAAACTCCTGAAGCCAGGCCAGGAAATGGTTGTCAATGTTGGCCAGAACCCCACCGCGGGCGCTGGCAACGTCAATATCCTGGTCGAGCCTTCCTACGAGACCCCGTTGAACAACACCAACATGGTCCTGACGACCTAAGGCGGATAAATGCCAAACCTTGCTTCTAGCGATGTAACTCTGACCGTCGACGCCGCTACAAAGGCAATCGGCGAGAAAAACCGTCGCATCTGCAATGTCACACTGGCGTTTGGGGACGGCGCTAAGACGTACCCCGCAAACGGAGTCCCACTGCCCGCAAAGGGCAATTTCGGAATGCCCCGAGGTAATATCGAAAGCCTGGATATCTTCGATGCAGGCGGCTCATTGGCTATCTTGTCGTACGACAAGACGCACCATACGATCAGGATGGTTCATCCTACGCAACAGACTGCCGGTACTGGAAACCGGGATGGTGTAGAATATGCTAGCGGCACGGATGCCGTAGCGGCGCAGACCCTCAAGGCGAGGGTTGTAGGCTTCTAAAGAACCCGAAAGGAGTTTATTGTGGCTGGATTCTTGAACGTCCATACGAAGGTTACGGACCCCAATACCGGGGAGGAGCGTCTCGTCAAGGTGGAACCCTATCTTCGGATCAGAGCGCCGGAGGGCCCTACGCCGCTTTTCCTCAAGGGAGGAAAGGTCTGCGACGAGAATGGAAAAGAACAGAAGCCAGTTCCGGCATGGGTCTGGCGCATGGCAGCTCACTGTAGCGATGCTGCCCTCAGAGAAGCTGGCTTTGAACCAGAGGTTGTTAGAAATTTGAACACCAGATTACAGGCTGTTACCGCTGAGCCGGAAACCGCCGAGGAAGAACAGCTTCTCGCCGATGCGCAAGAAGAGACTGATGGTGAAACCCAGCCTGCCCCGGCTCCTCAGCCGGGAGGCTGGCGGGCTAGGGCTAAAGCCGAAAGACAGGCCAGGGCTGCCGCAAGGCAGAAATGAGGAGTCTCGTTGAGTGGCACTAAGAACTGGAGTTGGCAAATGGATCTCGAGGTCGGTTCATAAGTGGACCGCCTCGGGCCTATTGAACGGCGACACGAGTACTATGCTCAATGCGCCTAGTCTGCCAGACAAGACTGTCTCCGTAACGGGAACTTTTGGCACTGGCGGCAGCGTATCGCTGGAGGGCGACAATGTTGACGGGACCAGTGGGGTTATTCTCAAGGATACGGCTGGGAATAACCTTACGTTCACGGCAGCTGGTGTGGTGGCTATCGCACCTGATGCTGCGTTCATCAGAGCGCACGTTACAGCGGGCGATGGATCAACAAATCTTCAAATCGACATCATCTCAACAAAGGCCAAATAGCGATGGACCTCAGCGAAGCACTTAACGTCGTACAACAGGTTAAGAACCGCTATCAGGCTTTTCAAAAGCTCGAGGAGGTTCTTGCATTCACTATCTCGCAAATCAATGCGCAGAAGGAAATTCATGCTCGATTGAAAGAGCATCAAGAAACCGAAGCGAACGCCAGAGCGCAGATCGAAGTTCTGCAGGGCGAGATCGCTGATTTGAACGCTCAGCGTGTTACGATCAACAAAGCGAATGAGCAGCGCGCGCAGGAACTGGCCCGCGAAGCTAGCGCACGCCACGAAAAGGCGAATAAAGATCATTCTGAGCGTATGTCTCAGCTCGATAGCCAATATACAGAAACAAAGGCCAAACTCGAACAGGAAGTTTCAGACCTTCGTGGTGAAGTCAGCCAGTTGAATAGCGAACTAGCTGCAGCGAAAACAGCTCTGGAACACACCATGACTCAGCACGCTGCGGTTCAGAAAGAACTTCGTACCAAACTTGGATTGGAGTAATCCCGTATGACCATCCAGCTAAGCACTACCGTCCGCGATGCGATGCTGGACGCCATAGAGACGGCGATCGGTACATCAGCATTATTGCAGGTTTTCACTGGAGCGCCTCCTGCGAACTGCGCAACTGCGGACTCTGGGACTAAGCTCCTTGAATATGCCCTAGCAAGTGATTGGGCTTCGGCAGCAGCAGCTGGCTCGAAAAGCCTCAGCGGGCTGACCTTAAGCTCGAATGGCCTAGCAAACGGAACAGCTGGTTATTTTAGATTTAAGGACAGCACAGGTACGACCTGCCATATGCAAGGTACGATTACAGCCACTGGTGGCGGTGGTGATGCGACTATGGACAATACCAGCGTCGTGAGCGGCCAAGCAGTCCAAGTTCCCACATGGTCCTGGACTGAACCGGGTGCCTAATGGCATTAAGTTTTGTAGATGCGGCCCCTAATACCGGCTCTGGAACGTCGGTTTCTATTACGAAGCCGTCTGGAAAGTGGACGAATGGAAATCTATTAATCGGTGCAAATGAAGTTATTGATACCGGGGCAACGAAGCCAGCCAGCTATACGGCTCTTAAAACAGGCGGTAACTGCCCGAGCGAAGTCTGCGATAGAGTTGCATCAAGCGAGCCAGCGTCGGTAAGTTTTGGTATAACCGGAGGTGGTGTTGGCAATGCGTTTGTTCTGGAGTACACAGGCCAAGATCCAACAACTCCCATAAACGCATCCGGGACTCCGACTGGAGGGTCGCCTCTTGTTAGTTCTGTAAATGCGAATTTTCCGTCAATTACTACAACTGTTGACGGTTGTATTATTCTTGCGATACTAGCTGCGAACGCCTATTCAGGCAGCATATCGTATACTGATCCTGCGAGCTTCACAAGGCGCACAAGCAAATTTCAATTTGCTACGAATGGCTATAGTATAGCTGCGTGGGACTTTACGCAAACTACAAAAGGTGCGATAACACCCGGTAATGTTACGATATCCGCGCCGGGTGCTGGTGAAATCGACTGGGATGCTTACACATTCGCGATAGCTCCGGCGGCTGCGAGTACTCCTCAACTATCAGCTAATATCACCTTAGGAGCTCTTCAGCTAAGCGCAACCCTGAAAGCAATCGACAAGCTTTCTGCAAGTATAAATCTTGGAGCCTTAACAGCTAGCCAAGTCCTTAAAGCAATTGATAAACTACAAGCTAGCATTGGCCTAGGAGCTCTGATACAAAATGCAACGTTTGCGGAAATTGCCAAGTTACAAAGTTCCGTAAGCCTTGCGGCATTGTTGCAAAGCGCGACATTCCATAACACAGCTGGCCCTCCAGTAATCAACGCAACTATGCTTCCCCTTTATCGGAGACGTCGTAGATGAGTAACCTTCGTACATCGTTGGACATTCTCCAGGATATGCTTTTCCATAGCGGTGAGGTAACAAATGCCTCTTCTGACTACTACGAGCCAGGGCTTCAATATCTCAATCGCGTGTATCAGGAGATTTGCTCCGGTGGATCTGCTGTCGATACTGACTGCGGACGTCCGTGGTGGTGGCTGAGGAAGTCAACCCCAGGTGTTATCACATTACAACCTGGAATTACGTCCCTAAAGGCGACTATCAACGCCGGCTCTACCGAATTAACCTGGGACGTTGCGCCGACTGATTGGCTCGGAAATAAAATCAGCGTAGTTGGATATTTCTTCTACGTTGATAGCGACAACGGCGACATATACCGGATCACGACTCATACCGCAGCGCAGAACGTAGCCCTGATAGATCAGCCATACACAGGCGCCTCGCAGGTTGCGTCTGCTTGTCATCTAATTAAGTTCCAGTACTCTCTCGCGTCGGATTGTAAATCCATCGTAGGGCGTATGCGCGCGTATCAGGATAATCGCGACTTTATAGACATGACCGATCTGGACCCTATGCGTACACAATTTCCGTTGCGCACAAGGCCTACCGGAATGCCTATCTTATTTGCCATGGTCGGAGAGCAGACGGTAGAGTTCTCTCATTACATCGGCGACACAGTAACGTCAGGCGCCCGTGTGGAGTATGACTATCTGGTGATCCCAAACGACCTAGCAGATGATGGCGTCAGTCAACCGTTATTGCCGTTTCAATATCGTGCCATGTTGTCCGACTACGGGACTGCATTCATTCTCACAGATAAGGATGACAACAAGGCAGCTACGTTTCTGGCGAGCGCCCAGGGTCGCCTTCAGGCGATGGTCAAAGAACATGATCGCCGCATGTCGCAGGCGAGTAATAACTTCGGCAAAATCATGCCGAGGCAACGTGATCTCCGGCGATATGACGCGCCACTGCGAACCCAATCAGGACTTATTATAGGATAACAGACTGATGTTTACTGGCGAGATCGCACCCGTACCAGCAGGAACTGGCGGCTATAACGCCAACCAGAACGTCTCGACTTTGCAGCCTGACGAGCTGATACAGAGCGAAAATACCTCGTATGCATTCGGTACGCTTCAGCGCGAGGGCGGCAGTAAGCTATATACTCCAGCTGCTTTAAGCGGCGCTCCTGTAATCACGGGCGGTCACGATTGGTTTCCGCTTCTCGATACCACGCAACGGTCTATTATTACCTGTAGCGATAAGACCGTCCGAAAGGATAGCGGCCCAGGAAGCTACGCGACTACCCTAAGGACACTTACAAATGCCCCTAACAATACGCCAGTCTTTGTAGAAGGCGGCCGTGAGTCTGGAGCCCTTGACCGAAAACTTTTTATCTACACTGGAACTAACCAGGTCCAAACATTGGCTGGCGATGGCTCTACGTGCGCAGATATAGCTAATCCACCCACAGACTGGGCATCAACGCCGCCGATTGTTGGTTGTATTCACCTCAATCGCCATTGGGGAGCTGGCGGTCAAAACCCTCATTTTATATATGGTAGTGATAATACCGACCATGAAGATTTCGGCACAGCACAGACCTTTCTGGCTGGCGTAACTAATGCCAGCACAACGCTAACGGGTGTTCCGCCAACTCTTCTAAAAATCAACGATACGCTGAGCGGCGTAGGTATACCAGTTGGAGCAACTGTTACTGCCATCGACAGAGTTGGTAACACAATAACAATGAGCGCGGCAGCGACAGCTACGAACGCCGGCGTAACTATCACATACATCAATCCGAATGTCTACAGTCTTCCGGTATATCCTGGCGTAGGCGAGAAAATCGTCGCCATGATGTCGTTCAAAGGCAGATTGATTATCGGAAAGTATCCGCGCGGCGTTTACTACGTAGACATGTCGGCTGCGTCTTCGCTTCAGTGGTTTACAGTTCCTCTATCAATCGAAATTGGCTTTGCTGGTCCCAGGAGCTGGTGTCCCGTTGATGACGATATCATGTTCATGGACCCTCAGGGAAACGTCCATATGTTGTCGGCGGTCCTGGAGTTCGGCGACTACGGCCTGAGGTCTATCAGCGATATCGGGTTCATGCGCAATTACGTTTTGGACAACGCCAATCTGGGACAGCTTCCGAACGCTCAGTGCGAGTTCTATGTGGCGAAGCGCGAAGCGCACTTTGCTCTGACGCCAACGGGCGGTTCGCTAAATAGTCTACGGATGGTCGTGGACTTTAATATGATAAACAGAGTTCGGTTCCGCTATGCGACGAAGGATAGTCTAGCGTCTATATGGCTCGCCCGGGATGCAAGTGGCGTTCCTAGAATAAACGGTGGCGATAACGTAGGCCAGGTATGGACTCTTGACCAAGATGACAAGTCTGTAAACGGCAAAGGTTACAATTCCATCTTCCAGACAGCCCATATGGACTTCTCTCATATCGACGCAAGCCTTGGGGCAAAACGTAAGAATTTTAAGTTCCTCGAGATAGTCGGAGAACCCGAGGGAAATTGGTCTGTCAACCTTGACACATACATCGACGGTAAATACACAGAGACATTGCTTTTCAATTTAGGTGCTCAGCAGGTCGGCCTGGGGACATTTGCTCTAGGCAGTAGCCCGCTGGCAGGCAGCTCTGTTCTAGCAACAAGAAGGCGTATGGTAGGAAGCGGTAAGAGAATTTCAATCGTAGGAAATCTCACAGGACCGTCACAAGATTTCTCCCTGTCGAAATTTATCTTCTTTTTCACTGTTGGCGGAGAGTCTGATGACCATTAAACATATCACATATCGTGGCAAGAACGTGCACGAAATCCGGTGCAAAACCTGTGGTACTCCAATTAGGACAATGCAGCCGCATGACCATCCGCAAACTACGCATGTTCGCAAAGCTGCTGATGGAACCATCATTCGCGAAGTACAGACAGTCTTAGCCGTCCTACCACACTATAATGAAATGACCTTGATTATGCAGAACCCAGAAGGTACAATGTCCCGACATGTAACACACGGCTGCAAGAAGTGCTTCCAGCTGCTGTTGCACGATCAGGATATGGAAACGCTTCAAAAGATGCACGATCAGGACATCGACGCACTTTATTATGAGGGAGGTATTTCCCTTGAGCTACACAAATACTTCACTGATCGCAAAGTCGTTGGAGTTGAATAATGTCCATCGGTCTTTACACAATCACAACTCGTGCCACCGGCACTATTCTTACGGCTGCGATCTATAATGCCGATCACCAGAACCATGTGACAAATCAGAATCCGTCGATGACAGGTGCTTATAGCGACGATGAAGCGCAGATGCAGCTTCAGACGTCGCCGGGCGCTCCGGGAGCCGCGAGTCTCGCGCAGTCGTTGGCTGGTGAGTTGGAACGCATCCGTTACATGATGGCTCAAATCATCGGAGCTACATATTGGTATAGTGCAGTTCCAGCCTCCCTAACGTCGCTTTCAGCAACGCCTGCTAATAATTTTGGAACTGGAGATGGCAAATTCACGCTAAAGAACGTTGCTGATAGCGGATGGGTACTATGCGACGATGGTACTATCGGAGATGCTTCGTCTGGCGCCACTAGCAGAGCAAATGCCGACACGTCGGCGTTATATGATCTGCTATGGAATAACATCATTAATACATGGTGCCCTGTGACAGGCGGTCGCGGTGCTACGGCAGGGGCAGATTTTGCAGCTCACAAGAGTATCAAACTCCCATTGGTTTTGGGGCGCGCTCTTGCAATTGCAGGCGCCGGCGCAGGACTTACTTCGAGAGTTTTGGGTCAGAACCTGGGCGAGGAAAACCATCAGCTGAGTGTTGCGGAGTTGGCGAACCACGGACATAGCTTGAATGACCCAACTCACGTTCACGGCGGCGGAGTTGTTACTACCTTAGATGGTAATGTAGGACCAACTAACGGCCTTGACGGTCCCGGCAGTCCTACAGGCGAGGGTAGCGGAACTTTCACGCTTCCCAATACCGCTGCAGCTGCCACGGGCATCAGTATCGGAACCGCCGGCAGTAATACGCCACATAATACCATGCAGCCGACTTCATTCTGGAATATAATGGTGAAACTATGACAACAACCTACAGGCTGGCATTAGGCCAGAATGATTTCAAGAAAGTCTATTCCACGCTTAAAAGGTGGAAAGTGCCTAACCCGCAAAGGACGTTTGTAACTCCTACTTGTATCGCCGAACGTAACGGCAAAATCGTAGGTATTGTCACGACCGGCGATCCTGCGGAACGCAGGGCTGTTGTCTGCGACAGAGTTGCGCTCGACCCAAAACTCGATAGGCAAGCCCGTATGTGGGTTGGTCTGCGTATCGTAGAAATGTACGATCAAGTTATGAAGGGCCTCGGCATGAGGTGGTATCATATTCCAGTGGATACGAATAATACCAAAGGTATTGATTTCATTAGGCGTATTTTAGGGATTGAACCCTATAATATTGGAGAAGCAACAACCTGGTTCAAGCGGGAGCTTGCGTGATGATGGACAGCAGTGCGCCGTCCCCGCCTCCGATGGACTCTGCGCAGCAGGCATTGGAAGAGCAACAGACTGAAATGCTCCGGCAGCAGCAACAAATTATCACGCAGACGGCGCAGCAACAAAAGATCATAGAGCCGTTCCTGTTTCAATCAATGGGCCTTACTCCTACGTACGATAATAGTGGATCGCTAGTAGGCCTAACGCAAAATCCGCAGACTGCGCAAATTCAAGATTTGCAACAGAAAGTAACTATTGGTCAGTTGCAACAAGAGCAGGCAGCCCTCAACGGAACGCTGCCCGTCAATCCGTTGGTCTTCCAACAACTCAATCAACAAGACCAACAGATGCGCAACACTATGAGTGCGAACCTCGGTCCAGGCTGGGAGTCGTCAACTCCTGGACAACAGGCCATGAACCAGGAAGCGATCACAAGAGCTGGCGTTATCCAGGCGGCGAATACCGGCCAGATGAGCCTCGATCAACAGCTTGCGGCGAGTGGTACCGGAACTTATGGTGCCACACTCGGGCAGGTCATGCAGGGCGTGACTGGTATCAACTCGCTTGGGTTTAACACAGCTGGGGCGTTCGGGCAGGCTGCTTATGGCTATGGACAGGCGCAACAAGCATACGAGGCAAATGCCGCAAATCGCTATCAATACAGTGCCCTGGGCGTGCAAGCTCAGGAAAGCAATAATGCCGCCATCGGAAGCGGCGTAGGCGCATTGGCTGGTATCGCCGGGGCGGCGATTATTTTCTGATTGGAGAAATCATGCTTAAAGATAACGAAACAGCTGCATTACAATTCTCAGGCGGTAAAGACAGCACGGCTTTGCTCTATATGGCAAGACCTTTCCTTGACCGCATAACGGTGTTTTTCTGCGATCCTGGAGCAACCCTACCGCACGTGCGGGAGTTCGTAGAAAATACTTGCAATAAACTGGGTGCAAATCTAGAAGTCGTGCGGCCCAAATTCAACGTAGCGGATTTCATAGAAAATGTTGGCCTACCTGCTGATATGGTTCCTATAGAGAATACACTCCAATTCGAGCAATTTCTACCGAAGAAAAAAGAACGCATCCAGTCTGCATTTCAATGCTGCACTTTCAACTACTTTCTACCGTTGCAAGAGGCAATCCGGGAAAGTGGCCTTAAAGTAGTATTGCGTGGCTCCAAGAAAACAGACGAGCGCGTCGGAGTTCCGAACGGCCACGTTGAAAATGGCATTGAATATCGTTCCCCGTTATGGGACTGGACCCATGGCAGAGTCCTAGCCTATTTACGTGATGAAGGTATCGAGCTGCCTATGCACTATCGGACTGTCCTTGATAGTATGGACTGCTGGCTCTGCACTGGCTACCTCGGTCCGCAGTATCGCGGCAAAGAAAGGCTTGAGTTTATCAGAGAACATTATCCAGACCTTTGGCCTCACCTAGTAGCTCGCCTTCGTCGTGTCAGAGCTGCGCTAACAGAAGAGTTCCTCGATATGCGCCCGGCGCTCAACTTAGGAGACAACTAATGGGTGATTTCGGAAGCAGTTTTGCGGCGACGTTCGGCGCTATGGCTCAGTCGTATCAGACACAGCAGATGCTCCAGCTCGAACAGCAAAAACAGAATATCGAGGGCTATCAGCAATTCTATAACATGCTGCAGACGATGGACCCTGCTACGCTGAAGGCCATGAAGCCTACGATCATGCAAAACTTCTTTGGCGTCGATCCTAAAGACAAGGCTGTAGGGGCGTTCTTCGATCAGGCTATTGATGGTAATACCCAGATTGGTAAGTCTATCAGAGATGCTTTCAGCAGTCTGTCTTCGAATGATCCGAATAATCCGGTCATGAAGATGATGATGAAAATGCCTATTCAGAATTTTGCCGCCATGGGCCGCGATCCATCGAAGATGGCATCTTTTCTTTCCAGCATCACAGCTATTAATCAACAGACTCAGGGCATTGGTCTGATGACGAAGCTGGTCAACGGCGATCAGACTACGCCGCCTGTTCCAGCTGGAAGGTCGGTCACTCCTGCCCCGTCGGCTCCGGCTACGTCTACCACAACCGCAACAACTGCACCTCAAGCTGCGCCTCAGGCTGCTGGATCGCAAGGCCAGACCTATACAGGCGGTGATCTGAATACAGCCGTAACTACGACGTCAGAGAACGAACAGAATATCAAGAATTTCGTACAACCAGCTGCTGCGTCGCCCAGGGCGACGGCTCCCGCACCTTCTGCTCCGACACAACCTGCCGCTGCTGCGCAGCCTACCCCTCCGGTGGCAGCCGGGACTAGTATCCCAGGAATGCCTGCTGCTCTGTCTGCTAAGATCGCCGACCTACGGCATAAAGCTCAGCTTTTATCCATGTATTCCGTGTCGAAAAATCTCGGAGATAAATTCCAGGCCGAAGCTGATAAACTCGAAAGCGATTATGTTGCAGGGTCTAATGCAGTTGCACAAACCAGGCGCGCGGCGGCACAGGAAAGTGAGGCTGCTACAGCAGCTGGAACCTTGGCGCTCAAGAGACAAAGCGAAACCTATGCTGGTACTGTTTCTCCTGATGAACAAAACAAAGCAGGTTTAATGCCGGGGGCTACGTATCAGAAGAACCAGCTCGGTAAATACAGCCAAGTACAGCCTGATCCAAACGCAGCTTCGTATGCAACGCAGAGAAATGATATCATAGCAGGACAGACGATAGCGCAGAAAGCTCTCCCGGTTCTTAGGACTATTAAAGCTGGCTTAACCTCCAATGAACCATCTGCTGTTGGTCCTGTCCTGGAGCCGAGAATATTCATGTCGCAGGTACTCACAGCTCTGGGGCATGGGGACTTCGCTACGCATTTCTTTGGCAAGGCGGCAACGAGTGATACCGTCGAAGCAGGACGTCATCAGTTTACAACTATCGTCAGCGCGGCGATGCGAAAGAACTTCGGGAGTGGCGCAGCTCAACTAGAGAACGTAGAGAATAACATAGGAGAGATGACTGATAGTCGCCAGGGGCAGATCGCCATTGTGAATGGCCTCATAGCAGCTCAGTCGAGAGCTAATGCTGCTGGAGATATCCTCAGGCAGCATGAGCAAAAGTTTGGGCGTGCCTGGACTCGTGAAACAAATGGCAAGCTCGATCCGAATGGTCAGGATGCGTTCGCCAAAGTCAATTCTTATATGAGCAGTACAAACGGCGTTCCGCAGAG